TTTTTATGTTGTTTTGTACAAAATAAGTAGTTCAAGCCCGCCTTGCGATAGCGCACTGTGAACTTATTAGACTCGCAGGGAAATTCGCGTTTTAATTTCAGTAACATAACTGAGTTATTAAAACCAATTTCTCTATGTTAAGAAACCGTGATACACAATTTAGTTACATAGCTCCTATCGTTCGTTAAGACAGGCCTAAGTCTCTTATCATAATAAAACTTTCTTCAACTATTGTCCATTTCCACCTATCGGTTTCTGACGTATACATCGAAAGTTTAGTACATCCCTAACAATTTCTCTCAGGTTACATCTACTGTTGTAGTTCACCAGGGTTAAGTTTTCTGACATTCCAGGTCTTTGATATCTTTACAAATCGAAATTTACAGGCCTTGAGATGTTCCCAAGCGTTTTGGCTCTATTTAATTTAGCCCTTTCTTTTTTCGCCTTACCTTTTAAAATCTTCTGTTCTACTTGTGTTTTGGTAAGTTGGCGTTGTAAAGTTTTCTCCCTTTGCACTGGAACGAAATCCTTGTGCCATGGTTTCAGGGATTGTTGTTTTATGGTCATTTGACGTTGTAATTGTGGTCTTGGTTGTTGTTGTTGTTGTTGTATTTGTTTTGGAGGGGGTACAAATGTATTCTGTTGTGCTGGTTCATTTCTAGCTTCCGTCCATCCTTTTGCGGCTCCCATTAATGGTCTGCCTATTGATGACACAGTGCTAACTATTGAATCAACTATCCCACAAAACCAATCTCCAAATCCGTTTTCACAGACTGGGACTGCGGTTGGCAATTCATTCACTATTAGTGAATACAATCGCATGATCTTGTCGCACCTCTTTGGTGAGGGTGTTGCTAATACTATCAAATCTCCTTCAGACCAACCAGGTAATCTTTCGATAACCTCTATATAATTTACTGTAAAGGTTGATTGATCATTTAATCCAGAGACAATTACTCCCATTGTGTTGAATGGAATTCTCTTGTTTGATTGAAATAACAATGTTGCAGAATCATTAGGTAAGTTAGTTCCTTCTGCCCAACTAACTTTGTCTGCTACCGCATATGCTGGATTGCTATCTATCGGATCAGGCGTTGGCACATAAACTGCCACTTGATCTGTAAACTCATCCGGCGGAAATAATGATTCATCTGGTAATATTATCACCGATGTAAAATCTCTATAGGACATATTATTTTCCATAGTTGTTTGTTTTTGTACCATCATAGCCCCATCCTTTGCTTCCCATTGTAGTGATCCCGGTAATATTACCGCATCGGCTACCGAAGCTGGTGGTGCTTGTACTAATCGACAACTTTTCTGTCCTATAGCTGTAAAATTTCCTGGTAGGGTTACCTTTCTTGATTTACTTTTGATTTTTTCTTGTTCGTCTGGTACTGTCACTCCGTCCCCAAATTCATAGACACTTAAAGAGTCTATCGTACTTGGCATTTGAAACGAGGTTATTGTTCCTTGTTTGTAAATCTCTGCTGTTGTGTTGTGTATTTCAAAGCCTCTGGCTATGCATCTTGATCTTCCTCTGATATAATTTGATGATGTACTAGTCTCAGGAGCATCTACTATTACGTTTGATACTCCAGCGACTCCTGATCTGCCCGTATACAACGGTAGATTTGTTGTTGATGTAAATTGTACTTGAGATATTCCTCCATATTGTGGATAAGGTACATTATCATCTCCCACTATTAACAATTGATTTTGTAATACAGAGTGGGTTGTGTCCTCTTTCACCAAATGGTCATCCATTCTTAGCATAAATCCCCACGTGCTTGACGTTCCTAAATTAGTTGATTTCTCAACCGTGAAGGATTTCTTTATTGTCTGCACTACCGTGTTAGAATTACACCCATCTGGATATCCTGTCAAATGTTGCACTGGCACATCATGGAACGGATCCAATGATTTTGTCAGCCATGCCACATCTTCCGTGGAAAAGCCCATTTTGTCTCCCAAATTTTTGAGTATTTTCTCTTTTCTTGCTACCTTGTTCATGTTTAGTATGTGATTGAAAATCACTCCTCCATCCACCATGGATTTTCCTGACTCACGACCTAAACTTTTTAGTAACCAAGACATAGATATGTCTTTACATGATTTGACCATAATTAACCAGGATTCTGGTAAGTTGTTATAAATTTTTGAGTATTTTCTCCGTAAAAAATTCAAAAAAGAAGAAAGTTCCTCGAACATTTTCGGCTCCATACAGGTTAATATTATAAGAGCTATAACTTTTGCGAAAAGGTCCTCTGGTGGCAATTTTTTTTCTCCAAATTTTAGAGATGATGCTATGTAGTTCATCCTCGGGTAAGGTACATAACAATCCATTGCTTCCCAGTAATGAAAGGAAGAGCCTAAAAACGAATGTTTAGGATTTAATCTCCCTGTGCCTATCGAGTGATAGTGTTGAGATGGTTTCAATACCATTCCAAATTCTGCATATGTTTCTCTTTTGCAGCTTATAAACTGGTCTATGTTAATTCCCAAAAATGAGAGATTATGACCTCCAGTATTGTCATCCGAATACACTAAATATTTATGGTTTTCCAAGACCTCGGCTAATCTTGGTAGTCTCTTAAACCGTGACATTAACCACAATTTGCATATGAACCTAAATAAAATAAATAAGTGAGCTATTGAGTTGTTTGATGTTGTACACTTTCTTCCTGATGAGTTTCCTACTCTTCTCATTCTTATCACTCCATCTGGACATGAAAAGAAGATACAAACTGTAAATAAAAATACATATTCTAACATAGCATATAGGTTCGATGGGTATATTAAATGTCTCATTCTCAATTCCATCGTCTTCCTTAAT